TGATGTTGTAAATAACTTTGACTCAAGCAGCCGGATCACTACAATTACATTTAGTTTAAGCCGCAGATCAATGACGTTTGATCTGAAAAAGCGAACAATAGAATTTAATTTAAATTAACTGAGGTGTGCATTATGCAAGCTTTACAAGAAAAGTTTACAATCAAGCGACATTGGAAAGTTTGCAAATACAAAACCGATGATGATTATCTTCAAGGGCGGAAACCATTCGAAGTAGTTGATATTAACGGAAATTTATTTTTGAATGAAGGCATTCAGGAAATGCTTGATTTGATGATTGCCGCTGGTGGTACAACCGCTTATAACAATGCAAGTGCCCGCCTCGGCGTGGGTAATGAAGCTTTAACGGTCATTACCGGTACATCCATTCAAATGACAAATGGAAGCGCTGCCGTTGTAGGTGTGGGCACCTCATTTACCACACAGTTGGCTGTTGGTGATCTAGTTGCTTTGGATGCAGATGATGTACTTGCAACAGTGCAGTCAATTACTGACGACTTAAATCTGGTTTTAACAGCCAATTACTCAGGTGCGGGTGGTACGGGTACAGGTAAGTTTGCAGGCATTGTTATTGCAACCGAGACTGCACTCAAGGGTGCAAGTTCGTTGTATAAGGCGATGGAAGCGACCTACCCAAGCCGTGCAGCTCAAACATTGACATTCCGGTCAGCATTTACATCAACAGAAGCAAATTTTGCTTGGCGCGAAGCGTCGCTGGATAACGGTAATACCGCGAATAAGAACTTAAACCGCAAAATATCCTCATTAGGTACTAAAACTACGGGTACCTGGACGCTTGAGCTGACGCTAACTATTCAATAATGCATATAGCTGAAGTCAACGAGAACAGTACGCGATACCTGGACATTACTTTCAAGGATGAAAATGATGTGCTGGCCGCACCCAACTCGGTCGTATATCGTATTGACTGCGTGACAACAGGAACATCAGTAAAATCTGACACAACGGTTAATACACCGGGCGACACCATGCGAATCAGCCTCAACAAAACAGAAACAGCTATTATCACTGATACCAACAAGCAAGAATTGAAGCGCGTCAGCATTGTTGCAATCTATGGTGCAAACGATGAAGAAAACGACGAATTCGATTTCTATGTGAAAAACCTCGCTTACATTAGTTAATCATGCCTAAGAAAAAAACAGCCAAGAAGAAAGCCACGAAAAAGAAGGTGGATAAGAAGAAAGCTGTCTCGAAGAAAAAGCAGGCCAAGAAAACCCCCGGTAAGAAAAAAACCAAGAAAAAACAATCAACTAAAAAAAGATGTGGGGCTCCTAAAGGAAATCAATTCTGGTTGGCTCGTAGCTCACATGGAAGAAAGCCGATATTCAAAACACCTGATGTATTATGGCAAGCAAGCCTTGAGTATTTTGAATGGGCCGAACAAAACCCATTGTGGGAAGCTAAACTCACTACATATCAAGGTAGATCCAAAGTAGAACAAATCCCTAAAATGAGAGCAATGACAATTGATGGATTGTGTATATTTTTGGATATTGGTACTAGCACATGGAATGATTACAAAAATAAAGATGGTTTTTCGGCTGTCACAATGAGTATTGAGAAAATCATTAGAGATCAGAAGTTTTCTGGTGCAGCCTGTGACTTACTAAACGCCAATATTATTGCTCGCGATTTAGGTTTAAAAGATAAAAGCGAACTATCAACCCCGGACGGGCAACCCTTAGTTAAAATATACCTTCCTGATAATGGTCGCTAATGAAATTAAATTAAGGCCACAGCCTGGGCCACAAGAACAATTTCTATCTACATCGGCTGACATAGCAATTTATGGCGGCGCGGCTGGCGGTGGTAAAACTTACGGACTACTGCTTGAACCCACCAGGCACATAGGCAACAAAAACTTTGGCGCGGTAATATTCAGAAAGAACTCAACACAAATAACAAATGAAGGCGGCTTATGGGACACATCTTTAACGATATACCCGCATTTAGGTGCCATACCCCGAGACAGTAAGCATGATTATATATTCCCTTCAGGTTGCTCAGTGTCATTTAGGCATCTGGAATATGAAAAAACCGTTCTTGACTGGCAGGGGTCACAAATACCATTTATTGGATTTGACGAATTAACCCACTTTTCTAAAAAACAATTCTTTTACATGTTGTCACGTAATAGATCAACGTGCGGTGTGAGCCCGTATATTCGCGCGACAACGAACCCCGATGCTGATTCCTGGGTTGCGGAATTTATTGCATGGTGGATCGACCAAAAAACAGGCTATCCCATTGAAAGCCGATCAGGTGTGATCCGATGGATGTTAAATATTAACGATGAAATCCGATGGTTTGATTCATATATTGATGCTAAAAAAGAAGCTAAAAAAATCAGTGACTTGATTGAGCCAAAAAGTGTAACCTTTATCCCGTCAAAACTGGAAGACAACAAAGCCTTGCTTGATATTGATCCTGGTTATATGGCCAATCTTTACGCCCTCGGCAGCGTTGAAAAAGAACGGTTGCTTAAAGGTAACTGGAAAATCCGCGCATCAGGTGGTACCAAGTTCAAAAAAGAGTTCTTTGAAGTCGTTGACGATTATCCCCGCAAATTTAAAAAAATATGCCGTTATTGGGATTTTGCAGCAACTAAGCCCAAGCAGGGCAAAGATCCAGACTGGACGGTTGGAACGCTGATGGGTATAGATTACGATGATGTTATTTTTATCATTAATCAGGTTCGATTGCGTGATACTCCGGGTAAAATTGAAACAACAGTTAAAAACACAGCCTCGCAAGATACAAGAAAAGTTACTATTGTTATTGAGGAAGAGCCGGGTTCATCAGGAAAATTTACAACAAACCTTTTTGTTAGAAAGTTAAAAGGCTACATTGTGAGAGCTGATAGACCGACAGGGAAAAAAGAAGTCAGAGCCAATCCGTATGCATCTTATGCAGAGAACGGAAATATAAAAATTGTACGTGGAGCATGGAATAAAGTATTTTTAGATGAACATGAGGCATTTCCGAATTCAGATGTGCATGATGATACGGTTGATTCTGGTTCTGGCGGCTTTAAATTCTTAACTGAGAAGCCAATTAGTGTAACAGAGGCAATGGCCAAGAAAAGAGGCAGAGCATAATGACTAAAGTGGTAATTACAAAAGCAAACCCTTCTTTATCGAAGGTAATGCACAATGATCGCTGGGTGAACACAACCAATAAATTCGGCTCAAGCTCCGATCCAATATCCCGGACACGATACGAATATGACAATAGAGTCAGTCGAACTGAGCTTGATGCGCTATTCTTGAATGACTGGCTTGTGCGCCGGGTTGTTGAGATACCGGCAAAAGATGCAACACGGAAATGGATTACGCTCTCTCACGACACAAAACCTGAATTAGCTGAACGTGTTCGTGATGAAATGGAGCGATTGAATATCCGTGAAGCAGTGCAGGAAGGTATTGTACTTGGCCGCATGTACGGCGGGGCGCTTATGGTTATTGGTGCATTTGATGGCTTAGAAATGCACCAGCCATTGGGAAAGATTCGGTCTATTGAGTTTATTAACAACACTGATCGCTATTTAACCTATCCCCAGGAATTTTATAATGATCCGCAGTCATTAAATTATGGCAGCCCTGAAACGTATTTAGTTCAACGATTACAAGTACAGGGTTCGCTAACATCAGTTGTGCATGAATCCCGGACAATACGGTTTGAGGGCAACTACTTGCCACCGGTCGCGCGCATACGTAATTGGGGTTGGAGTGAATCGGTTGTTCAGAATTTCCATGAAGCATTACGGCAGTTTGGAGTAGCCAATCAATCCGCTGCCGCTACGTTGGAAGATTTTGTTACCAAGAAAATGAAAATATCTGATTTGGTTGAACTTTTGAGCACCGATGAAGGCGAGGCGCAATTAATTAACCGCATGACAATAATGTCCCAAGGGCTCTCTATACATAAATTAGCTATTTACGGCAAAGATGAAGAATTCGACAAGATGGGAACGCCATTAACGCAAATGCCTGAAATGCTTAATTATTTCACCGACTACATATCAGCCGCAGTTGAAATACCGAAAGCACGATTATTCCATAATCAATCTGGGATGTTAGGTGGCGACTCGGGCGGGAATGATTTACGCGTGCATTACGATAATATTTCAGCGTATCAAGAAAATGAATTGCGACCAAAAATACGCCGCATTATTGATATGATTTCTGAGCCACTTGGCATTGGTCCGGGTGAAGTAGATTTCACGTTTAACTCACTCTGGCAGCTATCTGAAATAGATGAAGCTAAGGTTCGTTATCAAACGGCGCAGACAGATGAAGTTTATATTCGCAATAGTGTTGTTGAGCCTGAAGAAGTTGCAATTTCTCGTTTCTCGGGTGATGAGCAAAACATGACGGATATGACTATTAACATTGATCGCCGTCTTCAATATTTAGAGGCACTTGCAAAGCAGCCAGTGGATCTCGATGAAGGTGGTGATGATGTTGATCCCGATGAAGCAAATGTTAAACCTGGCGAAGAAGAGGAAGTACTCGAGTAATGTCATTAGTAAAAAGAAAACGAAAAACGCCAAAGGCACCAAAGCCACCAAAGCTACACCGGTTAGAGCAGGGCTATGCGGCAAGTATTCTGCTATTAATTGAGCCGTTTAAGCAATCGGTGCGTGAAACAATTTATCCTTTATTGCCGCAACTGTTTGATGATTTCAAAACGGATGCCATTGATCCGGAGATAATCAAAAACGCATTTAGGGCTATTCGGGCTCGCTACTCAAAGCAAGTTGATGATGGCCGTGTTAGAAATGTGGCCAAGGGGCAAGCGGCTAGAATAAATAAACAGCAATCCCAATATCATCAACGTGTTATGAATGTTATTACTGGCGTGAACCCCATACAGCTTGAGCCTTGGCTTGATAATGAAGTTCAAACGTTCATGGCTGAAAACGTATCTCTGATTAAATCCATACCAGATGAAGGGTTAACCGATATTGAGCAAATGTTATACCGGGATGGCAGCCGTAAGCTGTCACCGCAACAAATGCGCAAGAAAATCGAAGAAGAATTCGATGTTACCGAAGGCCGGGCGCGCGTCATTTCGCGGGATCAGGTAAGCAAGTTTAATGGCCGGCTTACTGAGCAGCGACAAGTTAATCTGGGAATTACTAAATATACGTGGATTACTTCAAAAGACGGCCGGGTTCGTAGCTCACATGAACGTTTAGACGGTAAAGTTTTTTCTTGGGATGAACCGCCGGTAACCGTTTCAACGGGTAAACGCGCTGGAGAACGTAACCATCCTGGGGGTGATATCCAATGCTTCCCCGGAGAATCAAAAGTTGATGTCATTAATGATGTAGGAGGGGCGACTCGACATATGTTTGCTGGTGAATTGTCCTGCATTATTACGTCCAGTAATAAATTGATTGAGTCTACACCTAACCACCCGGTACTGACTATGCGAGGGTGGGTCGCTATGAAAGATATTAAGATCGGAGATTATGTGGCTGAGATAGTGCTGGAAAACAATTTTGTTGGAACAATGAATAATGAAAACATGGTATCCACTATCAGAGATATATTTACATCGATCAACAAAAGAGGTATCTCCCAAACGATTAAGGGTAGCCATGCAAACTTCCACGGCGATATTCCCAAAGGTGATATCAATGCTGTATTTCCCGCAAGGGGTTTGGCTGTCGGCGGCATAGCCGATAGAATTAACCCCGTTGATGATATCTACCTCTCCGAAACCAACAAGCCTTTTTCTGCTATTAGCGATTTTAATCAAAGTATCTTGTCGTACTTTTCGGCCTTTAGTTGCCATGTGCGCTTTTTTAACACGGCTAAGTCTCTGTTCGCTCGTCATTTTAGACATACTAACAATGTTGGCCTCAGAGGAGTTCCGTATTTTTATGCCATGATCAATAAGCTTTTGTTTAATACTCTCCCTGGCTATGCCTATTCTTTTGTGGATAGAGAGGACGCTTTCCCCGTTCAGGTAATCTCTGGAAATATTTTCAATATCAATCGTAATATAGTTATGCGGCTTAAGTCCTTTTTTATGCCCGACAACAAAGCCAGCTGCCCTAACTTTTTTACTAAGCACATCAGGGGAAATGGAAAACTTTTTAGCGGTAGAAGTAAGAGTGCACCCAGATTCTATAAGTTTACCCGCGTTAGTAATATCAGTACTAGAAAGTACAGTGGCCATGTATATAACCTCTCAACAGTTAAAGGATGGTATAGCGTTAATGGGATTATAGCACATAACTGCCGTTGCCAAGCCATTCCTGTTCTGGATAATCTAATTTAAAAAATAACTTTGAAATTAAAGATGTAATGGTATTTACTTACGTCATGGCATTCCGAATAGATAAATTAAAAATCGAATCAACACCATCTTGACCACGATGGGTATCTTCACGCACCTAATGCATTGGCAACTCGTGCCGGTGTGTTTATTTATAACCACGCTGATGGTTCAGTTACACGCGAACTTCGACACCCAGACGAAGTTTTCAAAGATGATTCGGTAAATACACTTCTCCAGCGCCCGATTGTTGACAACCATCCAATGAGTGGACAGGTATCCCCCAGCAATATTAAACACCTGCAAATCGGTTTATGCGGAACCGAAACAGATCGAACGGATGATGATCATGTAAAAATAAGTTTGCTTATCCAAGATGCAGGTGCTATTTCTAAAATAACAAAAGGCGATAAAACAGAATTATCTTGTGGTTACCATGCCGA